CAGGTTAGCACCACGTAATGCCCGGCCACGCCGGTCCCGCCGAGGCCTATGGCCTGCGGGCTGCCCGCCGCATTGTCGGCCACGTTAATGCTGGCAGTCTCAGCCCCAGCGCCCGAGGGCGTGAAGATGCTGGTGATCAGGCAGGTGCGCCCGGGAGCGTATGTTGTTGTGGTGCAAGTGCCGCCCTGGCTGAAGTCGGCGGCGTTGGTGCCCGACTTGCTGATCGAGCTGATGGCCAGATTTGCCGTCCCGCTGCTGGTCACCGTTACCGTGCAGATGCTCGAGGGCGTGCCCACGGCCTGGTTGCCGAAGGCGCAGCTGGTAGGGCTGAAGCTTACCGCAGGCGTGGAGCTACCGCCGCCACCGCCGCCATTATACACCAGCACCTTATGGTTGCCGCTGGAATACAGAATGCTGGTGCCAGGTATGGTGGCGGTCAGCTGTCCGGAATTCACGAAGGTAGTGGTCTGCGCCACATTGTCGAATAGGATCACGGCGCCTGGCAGGAAGCCCTGGCCGTAGACGGTCACCGGAGTATTCTGTCCAGCCACGAAGTAGGTCGGCACGTAGCTGGTGGGTTGCACGATCGGCGAGACCACTGGGAAGTAGACCACCTGCGACTGGAAGCCGCCGCAGACGTACTGCACCGGCACGTTCTTGATCGCCGTAATGCTGGTGGCCGGTATGGTCACCTGGATCGAAGCGTAGGTGAAGACCCCGCCGGTCACCACAATATTGTTGAACGTGATCGGGTTGGCACAGGCCACGGCGAAGCTGCCAGTCACCGTCAGCGTAAATGCCGGGCCGCCAGCCGTGGTGCTGGAAGGCGAGAGCGAATAGATGACGGAGGTCTGCGCCGCCAGCTGCGGCGGCAGTATCAGCACTAGTAGTAGCAGCAGCCTCTTCATAGTGACGTGATCCTTGCCGAGACCAGCTTGATCGAATTCGAGTCCTGGGCTTCGCTGCCGCCAATGGTAAAGAGCGACTGGACGAACTTCTCGAAGTCCTGAGTATCGCTATCGAACCGCACCCGAAAGAAGAACAGGAACTGCGCGGTCACCGGTCCGGTCGGCGGACTCACCCATTTGAGATACATGCCAGCCGAAGAGTAGCCAGGGAAAGCCAGGCCCGGGCCGAATATGTTGTAGTCGACACCGTTCACCTTCAGCACGCTGTTGTCGAATACGATCACCCCGCCATTGATGTCGGTGACGTCCTCATAGAACTGCCCGCCCATGTTGCGCTGGAGCGGCGAGTAGTACATCGTCCCGTCGGTCACCACCTGGAGCTGCGCCTGGAGGTTCGGGACGCCGGCAGAGAGCATCGCCGGCCCGACGAAGTCGTCGTCCGGATCGTCAAAGAGGAAGCTGTCGAAGCGCCCCTGCCGCGCCAGGTAGAAGCCCTGCAGCCGCTGCAGATCAGCGTAGCTCTCGCCGTAAGCGATCCAGCGGCTGTTGTTGCCCAGCACATCGTAGCGCAGCGTCCAGCTCCAGTTTGGATTCTGCGATTGCACCACGCGGCTTTCAACGAAAGCTGGCGAGGTGCTGACAATGGTGTTGAACTTCGCGGTCTTGGTTACCGTGAATGCCAGGCCTCGGAAGTTGCTAGGGTACACCACATTGCTCATCAAGCACCCCTCAGCTTAATAAGCCCGCGCCGTATGCCTACATGCACCGCATCGCTGATGTCTTCCAGCGAGTGCTTGCCGCCGCCCGAATTGTTTACGGTAATGCTGGGAGCGACGTGGAAGGTCTTGCTGGTCGTGGTGCTGGTATTCGAGATGGTCTGGTTGGCCGTGGGCGTGGCTGCTGCCAGCGCGGCTGGCACGTTCACTCCCGGGAAGCCGCGCCCGGTGCCTGCCGGTCCTTCGCCGGTATTGATGATGCTCTGCAGGCCCAGGCTGATCTTCGGCGGCAGCACCATCTCCCCGGCGTGCGCCAGCAGCATCGTATCGTGTGAAATAGCGGCGCCCTTCTCGGCGCTGACGAAGGTCTTGTATGCCGCCACGCCCGCGAATACGCCCGCCGCCACCGTAGGCGCCAGGACCACGTTTACCGGGAACGGCACGTTCTCGATCACCCACTTGAAGGCATGGGCGGCGGCCACGGCAGCCGCGCTAACGATGCTTTTTATGTGCATAGCGATGGTGGTGCTGGTCTGCTCCGACGTAGCTTCGGTAACCGCCGCAGTCTGCGCTTCCTGGCCCGCCACCACGGCAGCGGTCTGAGCGGCCTCGCCGGTCTGGACCGCCCCGGTCTGCGCGGCCTCGCCAGCAATGACCGCACCCTTCTGAACGGCCTGCCCTGTGATCACGCTAATGGTCTCGCCCTGGCTGGCAGCCGCCCGCGCCGCCACGCCGGTGGCATGGGCGCCGGTCTCGGCGGCGCTGACCGTGGCTTCCTGAGTGACCCGCTTGATGCCCAGGGCGTTCAGGAAGGCATCGAAGAAGCTTTCGTTGGCCTTGCGCACGGTCTGCGTGGTCTGATCGACCGAGATGATCTTCAGGCTGGTTAGAATATGCTCGATCAGGATCTTGGCCATGGTCTGCACATAATTAGCTACCATCTGCAGGCCCATACGTGCCCAGCCGCGCACCATCTCCTCCCAGAAGTTCGCCATGACCCGGCTGAACTTCGTATGTTCGGTCAGCATCTTATCGAATGCCGAGGTGAACGACCGCGAGATGACGTTCATGGTATTCTGGAATTGCTCGGCCATCTTGTCGTCGATCTTTTGGTTCTCGGCAGCGAACTTCTCGTCGAGCAGCGCCATGTCGTTCAGCGCCTTGCGGTACTGCAGCGACATGACTCCAAAGTCCCGCGCCGCTTCTTCGGCTGCCTGCTGCATGACCGTCTTTTGCTCGGTGTACCAGCGGCCCAGCGCCGACCGCTCGTTGGTTTCCCATTCGCTCAGCGTAATCTGGTTGTGCTTCAGCCGCTCCTCATCGGCCCGCCGCATGCCTTCCAGCTGGCTATTGGCGATCTCGGTGGCGAACCGCCGCTCCTCTTCCACTAGGCGGTGATCCTCTTCGGCCTGCCTGCGAACGCCGTCAGCCCGTATGGCTACTTCCCGATCGGCTTGCTCCTTTTTCAGATTGGTGATCAGCGCATTCAGTGTCACGATCTCCGCTGCATTTTTATATACGTCTTGCTGGGCAATGCGCAGGCGCTCCCTGGCCAGGTCCTCATCTGCCGCCAGCTGCTTCTTCATTTCCGTTACCCGGTTCTCGGTGTCCTGGGCGATGGTGATCTTGTGAATAGCCAGCTCGCGGCTGGAAGCTTCCTCAGCGGCCTTCACCTGCAGGTCCACGGTGCTCTTCGAGGCCTCGGCCAGCGGCAGCGAGACCGAATTAGCGTGAGCAACCCTTTCTCGGTCGGCCCTCGCATCGATATCCAGAATCTGCTGCTGGGTCCTGGTCTCGGACTCTATGCGCTTCGCTGCCAGCGCCTCCAGCTGCGGCTCCACATTCTCGCCGATAGCGGCGCGGCGCCGCAGCTCCGCTTCTCGTTCCTCGAAGTACTTCCGGTCGATCTCAGCCTTCGCCTCTACTGCGGCCTTCTCGCCTTCTACCTCAGCATCGAAGCTGATCTTTCCAGCGGCCAGCTCCCGCTTCAGCCCGTCAATATAGAAGTCAACGAAGCCGGTCTGGATGGCCTTCTCGGCTTCTGTGGCTGCTTCCTGGTCAGCAATAGAACGCTCTAGAAGTTCTTTCTTCCTATCGGCTGCTTCCTTCGCGTCCTCTACAGGCTTCTCGAACTGCAGAATGCTAGTGATCTCTTTGGCTTCATCATTCAAGCGCTTCTGCGACTTCTCTGCTTCGTCGACAGCTTCTTTATAGTTGCGCCAACCCGCTTCTGTCTTCTCCATGCCAAAGATCGTGAAATGCACCCCACTCTTCAACTTTTCCGCTTCTACGTTCACGTTTCTGAGCGCTTGCTGTATCTGTGCACTGCGTGCAGACAACTCTGCAAAGTTCTCCTCTGAGTTCTTCGCCTCAGCTGTCAGCTTTACCAGGCCTTCTTTTCCGATCACACCAGTATCGGCAAGATGTTTATGCAGCTCGATGTTCTTCAAGATCAGCTTGTCGTTTTGTACGATTGCTTCCTGATACGCTTCCTTGGCTGCCTTTCCGAAACCTCCCAGCTCCTGAGTAATCTCGATGAGCTTTTCTATGCCTTCTTCGATCGCATTGATAAAGAACAGTACGACGCCAACCTCGAATGCCGCCGCCATAGCCGACTGCACACCGGGTAACCTGGCTAACATCTTGTCCAGAGCAGCTGGTATCTTTACACCCAACCCCTCGCCCAACAATCCCAGCTTCTCGGTAGCATCGTGCGTGGCCAGGTTCAGCCCGCGCATCTCAGTGCGCACGGCTGACAGATGACGTTGCGCTTCATCGAGTCGTTCGGCGAGCTTCGCTTTGGCCAGCGGATCCTGAATCGATTCCAGCTCGGCCTTCAGGGCGCCTACTTCCTTGGTCGCCTCTATCCAGCGCGTGCCCAGCTCGTCCATGGCAAAGATTCCACCGCTGGACATCTTCGTGAAGGCCGCCGTGGTATTGCTGGCCATGGTACTCATGGCAGTGGTGGTGGCCGCCGTGGTGGTAGCGGTGCCCGCGACGACGCTCTGGCTGGCGGCGGTGCTGGCCGCCTGGGTCTTCGCTACCAGCTGGTTCAGCCCAGGGTCGACCTGGCTGGTATCTACGACTACTCCAACCTCTAGGATGACATCATCTGCCATCTCAGTTCAGCCCTCTCTTTTCCTTCTCGGCCTCGGCCCAGCGAATAGCGTCGCGCAGATGCTCAGGTATGGTAGAACGGCCCAGGACCGAGGGCGGCACCATGAGCTGCGCCATGGCGAATTGACTCTCGGCTGCCGCCTCGTCGAGCGGCTGCCAGGCAGGCTCTGAAGTGCCAATCTGGACCGACTCCCCCTTGCCGCCCCGCGCTTTTTCGTTAGCCTTGGCCTGCGCTTCCGCCTCGCGCCGGAAGAATTCCAGCAGCTCCATGCCCCGCTTCAGGCACAGCCCGTCCAGGTATCTGAAAGTCCACCCCGTGCGCGAGATGATCAACCCGTATACGTTGATCCAATCTACTGGACTAGATGCTTTCTTTCCGCGCCGGGCTCTGCCGGGGGGACCGGTTCGAGACCGGAGTTCCCCATGACGATCAGCATTAGCTTCCGAATGCTGCGGAGGTCGACCAGTTCTTCCAGCTCCTCGCGCCGTACGTCGGGATAATTCCGTGAGATCGCCGCCGTAACTATGTCCAGCCACTTCGACTGCTTCTCTGGCAGATTGACCTTGGTGATCCCCTGGTCCATGTCCAGGATCTCCGGCCACAGGTCCTTGGCCTGCTTCATGCTGAGCGATGGGACGATGAATTCCCGGTCGCCCAGCTGCACCAGCTCACCGTCGAACTTCACCTTTTTCTCATTAGCCACGTGCTTGCCTTTCCGGCGCCCTCGGCCCCGCTTGCGCGAGGCCGGGCCGCCCGTTCAGATTAGAAGAGGTCCGCCATCAGCTTGCCTAGGTTATTCGACGGATCGGCGTTGGCCGCACCATCGAAGTCCATGATCCAGAAGTCCTCGAGCTTGGTGGGTATGGCGATCGACCCGAGAGTAACGTCATTCAATTCGATCGCCAGGTACTTATTGCGGAAATGGTTGTACAGGAGCATGGTCAGCTCCGGCGCGTAGCCCATCAGCTGGTTGGCCAGCACGATGGTGGTTGCGGAATTCGAGTTGGTCGAATAGGTGTAAGAGATCTTCACCGTGCGGCCATTGTCGCCCGAGGCGAAGGAATACACGCCCGAGGTAGTATTCACCGAGTACTGGCCGGTGACCAGGCCCGCCGTATTCGAGTTGTACTCGAAGCTCTGGCCCGAGATGCTGTCCTGCACGCCCCAGTCTTCCACGATCGGAACGTTGAGCACGGTAGCTGCTGCGGCGCTCACCGTATGAGGCTCGCCGTCCGCGATCAGGTTGTAGCTGCCCGGCGTCTCGATCTGCGCGAAGTACAGCTGGTTGAGCAGGCGGATATCGAATACGGCCAGCTTGCCTTTAATATTGCACTCCAGCTTGCCGCGTGCCGTGGCGACAGGGAACTGGTACTGGCCAAAGAGCTTCTTCAGATCGCCCTTGAAGTCTACGTTAGCCTCCTGCAGCACGCCGAACTTCAGCGGCGTGGGCAACAAGGGCAGGTTACCGGCTGATGGCTTTGCAAAAAGCACGCCGGAGCCGAATTGAATGTTCATCTATCTTCCTCCTCCATTCCGGTCCCTTCCCAAGCCAAGGAAGGCCTTACATGCCCGGCACGTCACCGGCCAGCATGTACACGGGAATGGTAACGACGATCTGATCACTGGCTGTATTTACGATGACCGTACCTTCAATCCAAGTGTGATAAACCAAGCCTCCTAGTGTCTGCTTACTGTACGGCGGCTGCGCACCCTGGTAGAGAGCGCCGACCAGCCCCCAGACTACGTTGAAGCCCACGGTCTGTGGTGAGGTCGACGGCGGTATGGTGCCGTCCGCACGCAGGTAAACGAGAATGATCGCCGTGAACGTCCAGCGCCCGAGGGCGAACCACTTCTCCTCAGTATGGATCGGCCCAGGCACCAGGAACATTGCAGGCTGGCTGCCCACCGGCACATCGTCCGGCGCATCCATGACCCTGGCCGCCTGCTGCAGCGTGGCGCCGCCCGCGAAGGTAGCCTGCTGCAGCTGAGCGAACAATGCCGCATAGCAGGCCTCCAGGTAGCCGGGGTCGAAGAACGAAACCGGAGCAGGCGCCGCCATCAGGCAAGCTCCTTCTGCAGCCTGGCCCGCAGGCGCTCGATGATCGTGTCGCGCATCTCTCTCATCGAGCTGCGCATGTACGACCTTTCCGGCAGCTTGGGATGTGAGACATGCTTCACGACCACCCCGCCCAGTTCGGCGAACTCCCCGTACTTGGTGGGCCGCAGCGAGCCGCGCCGCTTGCCCAGCTTGAAGCGCAGCGCCCGCCCCTGGATGCGTAGCGAGGTGGCGCCCAGCGAGGTGCTAGGGAAGAAGGCCAGCGCTTTCTTATTCACCGGGTAGATGTCGTATGGATCCTTCACGCCACCATACTCCTGGACCGCCGGGTACACCGAGGCCAGCCCGCCGCCGACCTGCACCTTGCCAACCAGCTTCCCGGCTTCGACTCGTGTAGGCTCCTTGCGGGCCGAATTCAGTAGCTGGCTGCTGCGCTGCTGCAGCACCTCGCCGCTGAGCTTGGCCTGCACCTTGCGCAGCAGCTCCAACATAAGACGGTCCATCTCTGCCGAAAGCCCGGCCCGTACGGCAGCCCGCTTGCCTTCGATAGCAGCCTTGACCTGCTCGCTGTTGGTTTTGATCGAGAGCTTGATCATAGGATCTGCGCCATCCTCTTATGCTGCTCGAATACCTTGTCGTACTCTGGCGGCCACGCCCAATCCTGGTAGCGCGTGGTACTGGACGAACCACCCGTATTGCTGATGCCTTTCGACTGCATGTCCTGCCAGCCCTTGCGCTTGTAATTCAGCGCCACCACGCAACGGACCGCGTACTCGATGTCCGGTGGCGTATCCGGATAGCCAGCGTTATAGACGATCTCGACATTGCCTATGCCCAGCGAGAAGCAAGGCCCGCGCTGCCGCCCGCCCCAGGCGAACATATAGCGCGAGTAGGGGCACTTGGACATCCCGCCCACGCCGCCGCGCATGGTGATCCAGCGCTGGCTGGGCGCCACGTACACGCCCCAGTTCCCGTTGCTGGGCGTGGTCAGTATGGGGATGGGCGCCCCGCCTACGGTGACCGAGACCAGGCTCTGTATCGGCCAGGTCCTCAGCATCATTCGATTGTTTCCGTTCCCGTCGTACGTCTCATCGTACTGCTGGATCGAATTGAGCGTGCCCTGCCCGGTATATTCCAGCAGCCACTGCGAGAAGCTGGTGATCGCCGCCTGGATCTCGGCGTCGTCACTGGACCCAGTGACCACGGCGCGGTTCTTCACCGCGTCTACCGTGGTTAGGTCTATATTGTCGCCAGCCGTCTCGATCACCACAGGCTGTTCCTTGTGGTAGATCTGCAGGCCGCCCAGCTGCGCGTCTATGACCAGCACATACCCCACGCCATTCAGCGGCGGATCAAGCGTCCCTGGCACGGTCGTCCCATACAGCCCTGCAGAGATGTACGGCAATACCAGTCCTACGATGGGCTGGACCGGCGTG